CCATCGATCTCAGCAATGAGGTCAACTGTACCTGCAAGGCACAGTCTGTTGGAGAACATGGTAGTCTCTTGACAATAGATGTTGTCTACCCGGGTATCCAGATGCCACTTGGCTGCGTTGAACATGAACTGTATCAGAGGCTTCTCCCAGTCAGGAAGGAGCGTGTGGTCTTTGTTCTGCAGGTAGTGTTCTAGAACGAGGTGGAGTGAGGTGCCACGGGTGGTAGCATGTTTGGTCTTGGCATTGGCCACGTCGTTACCGACACGAGCACGCCAGTCTGCAAACTTAGCACGGTTGATGAAGGAGATAACAGAGGTAACAGATGGATATAGGGCTTGGTCATCCACCTGGTAGTACCTGGACTCATCAATCTGCTTACGCTCTAGGTTGAGGAAGCAGGTTTTGTAGTCATCACGATGGGTAAACATCACATACCAATAGCATTCTTTGCAATGAGATAGTTGCGAACCAAACCTGAGCGACAGATGTCATCGACACCCATCTCAATCATAGTAAAGTCGTCAGGCATGACCTCAAGAATTCTCATGAAGTCATGGATTCCATTCTTTTCTTTGTCACGTTGCAGGTCAGACTGCATCGCATCACCACAGAAAACAATGCGTGTGTTCTCACCCACACGTGTGATTATAGAATCAAGTTCATGGAAATTCAAGTTTTGCATCTCATCAATGATGACTACACTGTTGTCCAGTGTGACACCACGAAGGAATGATGTGCTCCAGAACTTAATAGTCTCCTGTGCTTTCAGGGAACCATACAGCATCTCAAAGTCATTGTCATTAGCTGCTTCGAACATGTACTTGACCATGTTCTTGTATGGAATCTGATACAGGGAGCTCTTGTCTTCGTGGTCACCAGGCAAGAACCCGATCTCTCTGGTGGCTACCAGTGACCTGACCAGGTAGACCTGGTCATAGCTTGGGGTGGCCTTCAGACAGTCGTACAAGCCCTTGTACAGGGCACAGAACGTCTTACCTGTACCGGCTGCCCCGTAGATAAACAGGTGCTTGCCCTCGTCCCATGCCTTAAAAATCTTCTTTTGGTTCTCAGTAAGAGGTTCAACCTTAACCATTCTGTCGGTGTTAATCGGCTGACGCTTCTTAACTTTACCCCTTTGCTTCGTTGCCATTAGTACTTCTGAGTAATTGACTTGTTGGTTGGTGCAGCGTTCTTAACGCCCTGCATCACTTCCTTCCAGCCTGGATGTGTCTTGTAAATCTTGTCCCAGGCATCACCAACATTGCCTGAACCAGCGACACCCTTTGACCAGTCTTTCTCCCAGTCAGGGTTGGCTTCTTTCCATGCATCATACTCTTGCATGGTCATCCAGAGCTCTTGTTCTTCTCCGGTTTCCTTGTGTTTGACGGGGTAGTGTGGCATGGTTTATTTAGATATGTAAAGGGAGTTGGGCTGCTTCGCTGTACTGTGGTGGGTGGAAGCGACAGTACTCGTTGAAGGTGATCTTCATCTCCTTAACTGTCAGTCCACAATGGTTTGCTGCTTTGGGGACGTTCCACTTTGCGCGGAAGAGCATCTCCATGGCTTCTCTAGTCCGTGGTCTCATCGTTCACCTCCCAGTCTAGTGCTGTGTAAATGTCAGGGAAAACTTCCTTGAATACATCACGACACTGCTCAGCGATCTCCATGTGTTCCTTCTGTGTGCCATGTGCAGAGCGCAGGTTGATATAGTGAATCCATGAGCGACAGGTACCTGTCATATAAAGACGGGTATTAGTAGCCAGAGGAAGAACAAAACGGGCACACTCCTTAGCAACACCAACGTCAATAAGATTGTTATACAGAGCCAGAGAACTATCAAAGTGCTTCTCAATCTTCTGTTGGTAGTCTTCAACCAGTCCTGGTGGGAGATTGCTGATAGAGTTTTGTCGATTCTTTTCGTCTTGTCTGCGAAGGTCTGGCGCAGTGATCTGCCCCAGCTCGTTAGTGTTTGCATAACGCTGCGAGAACTCTTGGAATGTAAAGCTACGGTGACGTAGAATCTGTGCAGCCAATCCCCTGGTAGTATTAATCTCCAGAGTCATGGATGCAGTTTCAAAAATAGACCAGTGCTGGTGCTTGATGCAGTAGCGCAACAGACCAGCAGAGGTCCTAAAGTTCTCTTGATTGTGTGGGTTACTGACCCTAGCCACATAGGAGATGACATCCTGAGGGGACTTCCCCTCTAGTTCACCTGCTCCTGTCGTGTGACTTATCAGCTTCACGCTTGACATAACCAAATCCTTGTTGTGTTTTCTTCTGTAGTTTGCGAAGCTTGCGCTCCTCTTTCATTTCACCAAGCTGGCGTCTCATATACATGAGCTCCTCTTGTGTGTAGAGGGCTGACTTTTCGTCATCCTTCAGCACTTTCTTGACGAGCTTCATGGTATGCTTAAGGCTGCTCATCTGGTTCCTCCTCTGGTTCGATGGGAACTTCAGGCTGTAGACCTGGGTTGTACAAACCATCAATGCCGGCTTCGAAATCAGCTTCTACATTCTCAAGGTAACCCATCATACCTGTGAACATCTCGCGTTGGCGATCAGTCCAGTCGATATCAGGGTCATCTAGTTCTTGTTGAATGAATTTGTTGGTGAGTTCGTACATTAGTCTGGCTCTCCGTCCTCATCATTGGACTGTAAGTATTCTACAACATCATCATAGTTGACGTTTAGTGTATAGACTGATGTGTCGCTGTGGATTTCAGAGTCAAGCTCGTCAGCCACAGCTCGCAGAACGTCACGAATTGCTTTCAATCGTTCACTGTTCATCTTGTAAGCGCAGTTCGGGGAAGGCGTCGATTACATTCTGTCGTGTAATCTTATACTTGGTATTTAGTTTCTTGTCCTTAACCAAATCTAAAACTTCGGCCTCATCAGGATGCAGTCCTTCCAGTAGTTGAACCCACATTGCTTCCTTCTTGATCTGTTGGATGCGAGGACGGGTAGTGTTGGAGCACCCATAGTACACCACACCATTTACTTTCTTAGCGATACACTTGTCAAGCAGTCTGTGCTCAGTGAAGATGTACTGATGTTGGATACCTTCAGGTACTTCGTTCATGGTGTAAGGTGTTCTGCCGGGTGGGAAGCAGAAGCGAATCGACTTGGCGAAATTACAAAGCAGAAGCTTTGTCAGGGCAGGGGACTTATACTCCTGTAGAATCTCTACCTTCTTGTCTTTAGTCTTAGCATTTGATACTCTCTGGAAGACCTCAGACATGAGTGTCTTGCTAACAGGGAGCTTAGGTGTTGCTGGTCTTGGCATAATTAACTGAACTCTTCAATGAGGTCTTGGATGTTGTGGTCGATGAAGTATTGGAAGTCAATACTTGTGACCGGTTTGTAAGCATTATAGTATGCAGCGATGCGACTGCTAACTGCTTCGGGAATCATGGCGAAATCAATCAACTCAGAGTTACGTTTCCAGTTCCGAAGACGAATAAAATTAGTAAACTCACTTGGGTCCATGCTCGCCAGGGAGGAAATCTTCTCCCTACTCATCTTCTTTTGGGGTTTATTCGTCACAATAGCATCATCTGATGTGAGAATATTGGGTATCCCGTCCGACCTATCTCCGCGAATGATATGTTCTTGGAGATACTTCACTGGGTCTTGATCCTCAATCCACCGGTTCCGAATCGGATCGTACTGTCTTACAAGGGGATACTTATGAAGCTGAATGAAGTCCTTGTCAGCAGACAGAATGAGGGTGGGCTCTGGGTTTCTCGAGTTGCTGTTCCTTTTAACAAGGGAAGCGATGATGTCATCCGCTTCAGCGCCATCGACTTGGAGAACATGGAAGGGAAAATACGCCCTCAGTTCATCCCGTATCTTATTTAGTACGGAAAACACCTGGTTCCAATCGTACTTACTGTTCTCCCTCTCCTGCTTACGGTTCATCTTGTAGTAGGGGAACACCTGCCTACGCCAGTAGTTCTTGTCGTCATAGCACAACACCATTGCGCCAAACTCAGACTTAAACTTCTTCTGGATGCGACCAATCACGCGAATGATTGACCGCCGAACGGAATCTATATTGATCCCGTTCTCAATTTTGTTACGCACCATCAGATGGCTGATGGCAATTTGGTTTGCGTCTACCAGTATCATTGGGTAAACCCTTTGTCTCTCCGTTAATTATAACATTAAAAAGCCGCCCGGTTAAGGCGGCGGACAGTTATTCTTGTGTCACATCCCCAGGTTCAAAATCATCTGGGTCATACCCTGGGTCAAATGAAACATTCATATACTCCCCTCGGTATACCTCTCCTTTCTCATCAAAGAGTTCCGGATGCGGGTTGTTCTCGAAGAGTTCTTCATAGTCGTGGCGTACAAAGTTCAGGTGTGCTGTGAACATCGCCTGGATTACCCATCCAATTATTACACCAACCAGCAGGGTTAGTACAAAGATGGAACCGAGTATGAAGGTTTGCATGGCTTACTCCTTGTCGTTGACTTTCAGTGTGAGAGTAATCTTCTTAGAGAAGATACTAAAGCATAGGTTGTACTTGAAGTCCTCCTTAGTAGTTTCTTCTTGGGGCTTGGGCATCATCAAATCAAAACCACGATTGCCACTATACATGCTTGTGTTCCTGAAGATAACGAACAGTGTCTTTCATCCCTCCAATCTTTTGATTCTCATGGACTACCTGTGGAAATGAAGCGTGGTGTCCGAACTTGATAACGAAGTCTTGTCTAGAGTAATCGTTATCCAGTGTGAATTTCTCATAGCTAATTCGCTTAGAGTCCATGAACTCTACAAGTCTATCACAGAATCCACAACCAACCTTGGAGTAGATGTAAAACTTTGAGTCTGCAGACATAGAAAAAGGGTGAGAGTACTCACCCTAGTTATAAGATTATTGAAGCAATTTTTCAATCTACCTCGTATGTTTTTGCTAGTTGGTCTATGGACACACCCAGCAGACAGAACCATGCCACCGCAGTGATGGTAAAGATTGAGTGTACCATGATCATTGTTCTTCAATGTCAGGGCCACTCATGACCGAGGCAAGCATTGCTGCCCCGATCAAGATGACTGCTACTAGACCAAAGCCCATCACCAAATACCGGGGATGA